ATCTACACTTCTAGCTTCGTCGGCAGCGTCAGATGTGTATAAGAGACAGAAGTAGTAGTACCTAAGAATGTATAGTTGTCATTAGTTAATACGACGGAATAACCATCGGTTAAGTCGATAACGTCAATCTGATTGACCGCTTTAATTGCCATAATTTTCCTCCTAAATGTTTAATTCGCAGTTGAATACTGCCTTGAATTTAATGTCTTTCGCTGAAATAGTAAACATGAACCCGTTATCGTTGAGTCTTGAATCATCTAATGGGATCTTGCTGAATTCTGTCTCTCCATGCCTTTTAATGAACCACTGCAGATATGCATTATCTCCAAATGTCTCTCTCAATTTTGAAGAGTTATCAATCACAACTCCACCCACATAGATGTTCACTGTGAATATAGTTGCCACATCACTGTTCTTGAACGTCGTGCCGTTTGATGACTCTATACACAACAATATAGAATCCTCACCTTTTGCACCTGTTATACATACTGGTGTACTGTATGTGACAGTATTGTTGATCGTCGTAGCAGTTCTCTGCCATATATAGAATCCTGGACGCCATGTCGGTGCAGTCTCTGACCAACCTGTTTCTGGTGGAATCGTTCCGTCATTCGAAGAAGCATACTCGCAAACAAACTTCTTAACTGAACCCTGTGCCTGTTTGATTGCTTCTCCAGCCTTTTCTTCAACTTCTGAAACCCTTAGTGATATCTTCTCATTGGACAGGCTTAATTGCGACATCTTGTCATTGATGCCTTCCTGTTCCTTTGCGATTATATCCAGTTTCAATGATTCCTGGTCCTGCTGGACCTGCAGCTTTCTGATTCGTGTTGTATTAGATACACGATTCACTGTCTTTTCTTCATTCTTTGTTGTCACACTGCCGTCAACCGTAGACATAGAAAACTGTCCACCTTTATAACTGACAGTTAGATCAGATACAAAGAAAGTGAATTCATTGCTGTTATAATTGACAAGAGCACCAGGAAGAAGGTTATCAATCGATATCATTGTGACATTCTTCACCTGATTGAAAGTCAATCCTTTAAGTCTGTCATAGATGCTGTCTATAATGCTCTGTTCATCTGCATATAGATTTGCTGAATCAATAAATAGCGTATTTCCTGTTTCGTCGCCTTTAGAAAGAGGATTGAGCCCATTTTCAGCATATACTCTTGTGAGTGTATACACTTCATTCTTCTCATAATCTGTTAAATCCTGTGTAGCAGCAAAGGCGCTCTTTTCAATTGGTACAAACCTAACGGAATCAATCCCCTCTGCATAGACATTTGCTGCAAACAGTTCCGCAATCCAGCCTAAGTAATTTCTTATAAGAATCGTGTTATCGTACCATGATACGCTCTTATCAAGAACATACTGTGGTATTCCTTCACGAATAATAGAAAGACCAGTCAGACTTTCAATCTCGTCTAGCTGGTCTTTTATAGCGACAGGATAAGACAGTTTAGTATCGTATGCCTTGTCAAGAGAATGGTTGTTGTCATACATCTTGAGAGTGAGTTCCTTGGTGTACTTCTCCGGCTGATCATACACCTTGAAGTATCTTGTATCAGATGCATCATTCTCCTTGACTTCCCAGTACTTGCTGATGTCGATATTGTCAAGAATGCCGTCATAGTTATCAAACTTCATTGTCAGTTCAATTGATGGCACGTTGCCTATCATACGGCAGTCAGCAAAAGAGACAGACATCTTATAATCAAGAAGTCTGTCCGTTACATTTGTCTCTCCATATTTTATAAGCATATGATCACACCTCAATCAGAGAAAAAGAGAATGAATCTGCCTTTAGACCTGACTGCACTCTCTTATAATTGTACTTCTTATTTGAAGCATACATCTTCTTGGTTCCTCTGATACCATGATCAGGAATGTAGAGTTCTGCTGTGAACTCTGCCGGAGTGAGTACCTTCAGAATATTCATTACATCTGTGAATGTATTCAACTTATATGTACATGTAATCTTAAGCATGTTAGAACGTATTCTATTTCTTCTTAAGATGCCTGTTGATACAGGTCTAACACTATCCGAATCTAAATCATTGATTTCTACGCTAATCTCTGAAGGAGTCGGAATAAGTGTTCCGTTTATCTTGATTTTCGCTTCATCTGCCATTTATTCCACCTCCTAATAGTCAAATACAGGCTTGCCTGTGCGTGCTTCATAGTCCTTGATATTGTCAATCACCATCTTAGTGATCACTCTGCCGTCATCAAGCACTAATTTAATGACGTAGGTAGCACCTGTGCCGTCATTCTGAGAAAGTGATAATCTTTCTGAAATCTTTTCAGCAATCATATCAAGTCCCTGTGTGTTTCTCTGTAATGGTATTACTGCTTCTGTTCCTGCTTCACCAATATTGGCGATAGTGGATGCACTTACGATACCACCTTTTGCTAGTCTAGGAATCCTAGGAATTGAGAATCCTTTTCCACCGACACCCGGAACCCAGTCAGGAATCTTTATCTTGCCGATACCACTTAAGAATTTGTTGATTCCATCAATCATGAAGTTCAATGGTGCCTTGAAGATGTTTACTAATCCAGAAGTAATGCTCTCAAATATCTGTCTGACACCAAACCACGCTCTTCTCCAGTTGTTTGAGAATACACCACTGATAAAGCTAGTAAGACCCAAGAAAACAACTTCCAATGAATTAATGATAGGACCCACGTAATCTCTGAACGCCTTGACGGCATTCTTAACCGTTTCAAACACATTCTTCCATTTGAAACCGAAAGTTCCTTCCATCCATTCACCTAGATTACGGAAGAATTCTCTGATATTGTTGACTCTTTCGCAGATTGTTTTGTCTGCGCGTTCAATAATTCCCCTAATTGCAGCAAATACCATATCAAATACACCTCTCAATAGTGTTAAGGCCAATTTGAATATAGGTCCTAGAATATCAAGAATTGTGCTGAATATAGGTGTGGCGAACTTTAGAAAATCACTTAATAATCCCATTATGCTCTGGAATACATTCTCCCATGCGTTCCACAACGGTTTGAGAACAGTTTCCACAAAATCCATGATGATTTTACCAACTGTATCAATGATAGGTGCCACAATATTTAGAAATACCTTCTGAACAATAGTGGCGATATTTCCTAGAATGCTTACTATGTCATCTCTGAAACTCTTACTCTTCTGCCATAAGTCTACCACTGTAGCAATGACTGCCCCTATGATGACATTTACAGGATTCACCGCCATTACAATAGATGCGAATATCTGTGGAAGAATTCCAAATGCACCGCTCAATGCAGTTGCAAGTGATGCCCAACCTGAAAATACTCCTACTGCAAGCTGTATCTGTGTGATAACAGTACCAAGAATTCCAGCAAGAGTAGAAAATAATGATAATCCCGCAATAACTGAGAGTATGCCAAGAATACGACCTACATTATCTGCTATGAAAGAGAATAACCCATCAATGATAATAAGAACCACATCCACTGCACCTAATACAGCAGTCCAGTCAATCGCTTTAGTAACATCTCTCACAATTTTCAGAATCTCATTGATGATCTTCAATATAGAGTTAAATATATTCCATAAATGCTGGATGATTGAATCACCTAGGCCTGCTGTGTTCCATGCATCGGCCAGTCCTTGAGAGATATTGCCAATTATCTTGAAGATGTTAGTGAATATCTTCAATATCAGTTCGACAGTCTTTGCACCTGTGCCGTTTTCCCACACTGTATACATTGACTTGCCGATTTCCATAAGAAGATTCTTGACACCATTAAATGCATATACTGCAGCTGCAATCATCGGCGCACCAAACTTATCCCATGACTGCTTTAAAGGCTGGAAGAATTCAGCAACCTTCTTCTTGATTTCTTCTAACTGCTTATCTACTTCTTCAAGAAGCCCTTTCTGTTCTTCTGCGCCGCTGTCATCCATGCTGAATCCGCCGATATCACCACCGGAACCACCAGCACCGCCCGAACCACCTGAGCCACCTGAAGACGGATCACTTGAACCATTGCTTGAATTGATGTTATTGATTGCATCGAATCCAGCAAGAGCTCCTTTCAATTCCTTCTTGAGTTTAGAAGCATTACCTGCTGCCTTTTTTAATCCGCTTCCTGTTCCACCTGCGCCTTTAGAAAGCTTCTGCGAACTGTCGGAAGCATCGTTCATATTCTTTGCAAGAGTCCCTGTGTTTCCTGCTGCCTTCTTAGCATTGTTTGACACTCCACCAAAAGAAGAACTCAACTTCTTTGACTTGCCACCAAACAGTGCCGTCAGATACCCAACGGCGACCATAACAACTTTAGTGAATGCAACAACATATGGAACGCAGGAATTAATTGCCTTTGCAATATTGGTAAAGAATCCAGCAATATTAGACTGTCCAATTGTGTTCATTACATCTGACATACATCTAACAATAGCTGTTCTCATATTAGCGATTGATGTAGCAATTCCACCTGTTGCATTTCTTGCCTGTTCCTCGAATGACTGATAGCCGTTAATGCCCTGTGTATTTAACTTCATAATTGTATCCATGAACTGGTCCATTGATACCGTTCCGTTTCTTAAAGCCTCACCTAGTGCGGAAGCATTTACAAAGCCCATGGCCTCAGCCACCTGTTTCATCTGTGCAGGCATTGCAGTCATCGCTGAACGCCATTCGAACATATCCGGTTTACCCTTGGCATATGACTGTGACAACTGTTCAAGTGCTGATTTCTGTATCTCAGAACTTGCACCGCCTGCTAGAATAGCATTATTTAGTGCAAGGAACATATCTGTTGATCTAGAGATATTACTATTCACTGATGTGAATCTCTGTACTGCGCCCGATGCATCGTCTAGGGTTGTTGGGAGCCCAATAAGCTTATTGCTTAGTTTCTGTACAGATGCATTCGCTTGAACACTGCCAACGCCTAGATTCGACATCACACGGCTGTAATTGCTAAGAGTATCAACTCTCTTGATTGCAGCATCAACATTACCTAATATCGTTGATTTAATCAGAGAAGCAATACCAAGACCCGCCACAATATTGCGGATACTCTTGAATGAATTGCCAATTGATCCTGTGACCTTATCAACATGATTCTTTAGGCCGGTGACTTCATTCTTCACGCTGTTCAGTTCTGATTTCGCTGATTTCGTCTGAGCAGATATTACTATCTGCAGTTCCTCTACCGTCATTCTGCATCACCGCCTTTCTTTTTCTTAGTGCTTCATTATGTCTTCTACTGAAGGCAATACGAGAAGATCTAGCGTTTGCGACCTCTTTTCTTTCCCTCTCTTTTTCAAACTCTTTCCTGTCCTCTTCAAAAAGTGAAGGATAGAAGTCCCACAATTGTGCAGGAGTGAATGAATCATCCTTGCCGTTAAGGACAGCAGAAATACAATCCCTTATCTGAAGGGCCTGTATCTGAAGAGATATCGCTTCCTGTCGCACCATTTCTTTTTTCTTTCTTTCATGCGCTGAAATAATATCGTATAGCTCATCTAACGAATAATTCCAAAATGAAAAGGGGTCTACTCCAGCATCAAGCGCTGGATCATAGACCGCCTTGTATATGTAATCTGTAATCAGGATATCTTCTAGAGATTCTTCTTGGCTTCCGCCATTTCCTTTTCCATTTTCGTTTCGAGAGCCCCAGAGAAAAAACCCGATACCTGGAACAATGGAATAAGAACATCACTAAGGAACTCTGTCTGTGAGCCACCTTCATCGATGTATCTATCAAACATATCATTCACATCGCTTCTGTCGATGTTGCTGTTGAATTTCTGAAGACCACCATGGGTGATGTCTAACATAGTACATAATGGTGTCATGCCTGTTTCTGTATTAAGAAGGTTGATAAGACTTCCACCATACATCTGTTCTAGTCTAGAGATTTCTCCTGTTGTTAGTTTTAATTTGTATTCTTCTTCACCGATTTTCCAAATAATGAACGGTTTTCTTTTTGCTTTTTCTGCCATTTATCTATATCTTCCTTTCTATGCTGCTACTTCTGTTGGATCAGTAATAGTGAGTTCAGACTGTAATGCGATTGCAACAGTGAATTCAATAGCATCATTGACACCACCGCCCGCTCTTTTAACAGTGACCTGTCCTGAGAATGTAGTTGTAGTGCCGTCCTTCAATGTTTCCTTGAACATTGCGGTAGCCCCTGTTTTTTCTAGTTCCCTCATTAATCTGTATGAAGATGTTGCTTTGCTGTTGTCATACTTGAATGTATATTCAAGGTCTCCAGGGTCTCCGATACCAAACTCATAGACCTTAACTGCATCATCAAGTGAAGAGTTTTCAACTTTTTCTTTTTCAATACCCATATCAGGAATCTTCTTTAACCCTGGAAGGTCAGTAAAAGAAGTTCCATTGTTTGTCTTGTCATAAGATAATTTAGCGCCATTTGCTAGCATTATATAATTCCTCCTTATCATTTACATACCATGATAGATGTAATCACTATCATAATATGCTTCATAACTCATTTTCTTGTGTCTAAGTCCTGATGCATCATCAATATCTCTGCATGATACTCTCTTTAGCCCCATTGCTGATAATGCCTTATCAACTTTCAAGGCTGTACCCGATGTGCTCTTAGTATCCCAGATTTCGATTCTGTAAAGGACATGTGATGTCTGCTCCTTGTCGTCCGTCCATTCTGCCACGCTGTTATCTTCCTCAACATACTGAACTGCTGGAAGCTTAACCCAGTCCTTAGGATAGATATCAGTGACTTCAAGGCCTTCATCTGTCAGAGCCTTATATACTTTATCTTTAATGTTGATCATATGCTTTTAATCCTTTTCAATTAACTGGCTGATTACTATACCAGCATCCTTCACTGCTTTCTTTTCAGTCTTCTTTGCTCCCTGGTACATGAATGGCTGTGCAGGCTGTCCATCCGACCTGTAATATCTCTTTCCATCAACCTCAATAACTACCCAATGATAATGCTTTATCGCACTTTCTGATAGCTTATCTTCCGGAATCCACCAAGGTTCCATAGTATAAGAAGGATGTGCATATGGAGATATTCCAGCATGATCTGCTGCACCTTTTCGACCTGTTCCGAATTCAACATATTGAGCATATGCCTTATTTGTATAAACATATCCCTTGTCGCCTTCAACTCTTGTCTTAATGGAATTTCTTAATTCACCATCATTAACAGGACACTCAAGAACGCAACCACTTCTGATTGTTTCCGCAGCCTTTCCAAGAACCTGTTCTGGATTCTCAAGAACGGCATCTATAGCACGAAGCTTTCTAAATAATTCATTAGCACCATTGAGGCTCATTTAATAATCTTCTCCAGTTCATAGAGATAGTGTCTGTTATATTCCTTCATGCTGATGATCCTATAATCCGGTTCATTGATTGACTGATTATAGACATTCACGCCCCACTTTTCAGTGAGTCTGAAATCATCATCCTTATCCTTGGGAAGAATCATATTAAGAATGTAGTTCAGTCTCTCCCCATACATTTCAGCCTGTAACTTACCGGATGCAGGCCATATCTCAAGAAACATTGATTTTCTCTTGATCCACTTTTCAGTAGTGACACCTTCACCATCTTTTTCGATGACAGGCTCATATACAAGATAGTTCTTAAGCGCTGAAAGTCTCATTGGTTCTCCTCCGGCTTCTTTTCGTGAACGATTCCTCCTGCACGAATCAGTCTCAGGTTGTTGAGAGTTGAGAGAATATCTTCAAAAGTGGATGACTGAAAAGTAGATGTGATGCCACCTTCTGAATGTGATGATTCTCCGACCATGCCCTCTCTGAAGTACATGGCACATGCTAGATCAGCCACACAGAAATCCATTGCAGTGATGTATACAGTGCGGTTTGTATGTGCAAGAGCACGCTGTTTTGCCATTTCAACATAGATTTTTGCACGCTCCTGACTCGTTCCTGTTCTTTCAGCAACAATCTCAACTAGATCCATAGATTACTCCTCCTGCATCTTAGTGAGAACTGCGACCAATTCCTTTTTAACAAGACTAGAATATCCGCTAACGCCCTTTTCCTTTGCAATAGTCTTTAACTGGTCAACAGTCATATCGTTGAGGTCCGTCACTTCATTGTTTTCTACAGGAGTATCTTCATCATTCTTCTTGTCTTCAATGACACGATATTCCTGGTCAAGATAACGCTGAAGGTCATCCTCATGGATGGCCCTTTCAACGTTGATTCTTTTTACAATGATCATTATGCATCAGCTGAGACGTTAGCAATGATTAGGTCAAGCATGTTGTCCTTTTCCCAGCAGTCATGATATCTTCTATAGTCAATCTGCCAAGCATTTGCATCCTGGTTAGTATCAGGGTCAAATACTCTTGTCTTATCCTGTTTAGTAACACCGATAACACTATTGATTGGCGCCATTAAGAAGTTTACATTCTTAGCAGTTTCACCCTTTGTATATCCACCTGCGTCTTTTGTTGCTCCAGCATCAACCTTGATAGCTGAATACATTCTGTTCTTTGGTGTAGGAATGAATGTGATTTCATCAAGCTTATAGATGTCTAATGTGATATTTCCAATAGTTAATTTACCTGATGTAAGGTTGCTGTTTACCATCTTTTCCTTTAATAATCTTAAAGTGTCATATGTAATATGACAGATGATATCGCCCTGATATCCTTTATCACGGATAGTATCCGCTGCCTTTTCTAATTCAGAAAGAATATTCTGTTCAGTCAGTGCAGTTGTTAGGATGTTTGCTGATTTCTTTGCTGTAACATCAGAAACAACCTTAGAAATACGGTAAGCATCTACTTCAGGGGCAACATGTAAACGCTGGAATTCTCCCATGACAGTGCCAGCAGATGCCACAAAGTTAGTTTCATTTACATCCATTGCATCAAGAAGGAACTTTCTTCCACGGTCCTGTGTCATTTTGAATGTTTCATATTCAAGAGTGACAGCACCCTGTTTATATCCTTCATCTCTGTTATAGTCTCCTAAGCCCACTAATGACATCTTAGGGATTTTTACCTCTGCACCACCGTCATACTTAATCTGTCCGGCATTGGCATCCATCCATGATGTAAGAGTGAGATGCTCCATCTGCTTATCTAGTTCAGTCTGAAAAATAGTTGAATACTGTAATGTGTTAATTGCCATGTTCTATACCTCTTTTCTAAAATTTAAGTGCATTCGCGAATGCCTTTCTTGCATCCTCTTCCTCAGCAGTCAATACATTGTTTTTTGCCTTGTCTAAAGGTGCTTTCCCTTTCAATCGGTCATCAACTGACTGCTGAACTGCTCCCTTGAATGCTTTAGAGAGTCTTTTGACAGATTCGTTCACTGTATCAGCATCAGTGTAGTCGATGAAGTCAGCCATGTCTGCTGGTACTCCTGCAGCATTAAGCTGTTCCTTAGCAACTGCAGTCAGTTCTCTACGAGTAATTGCTGCTTCTCTATTGTCTAGGTCTTCTTTTCTCTTGTCTTCCTCATACTGCTTCTTTTCATCATCTGTCATCTTTTGAAGTCTTTCGGCTTCTGTATGATCCTTCTCCCACTTCTTTTTTTCACGGGCAAGTCTCTGCTTGACGATTCTGTTTACATCATCCTCTGTGAGTGTTGTCACTTTAGATTTATCATCTTCCGGTTCACCTGACTGCGCATCATCGGGATTCCCTTCATCGCCTGTCTTTTCTTCCCCTTCTTCTGCAAAAAGCTGAAGGTTTAAAGGCATCATATTCTTAACGTATTCCATAATTAAATACCTCCGTTTATAGTCCGTATGACTGTTATATCCATGCACCTTTTAGTGTCATATGCAAGTTATGGACAAACAGAAAAAAAGAAGAACATCAACCGCTCTTCTGTCTGCTTCTGTATTTCATCAATGCTTTAGGTTTTCTTTCCTTGGGAGGCGGACAGTACTCCTCATATGTCTCGTGAGAGAGTTTTCCGCATATCATGCACATATATGTCACCTTCTTAACAATGACGTGCCTACGGCTGTCAAAATGACTTTTACAGTCATACTCAAAGTACTGGTGATGATGTGGTTTCAATCCTTCAGCCATATGGTTCTCCTTTCTTGAAATTGAGCAAAATAAAAACCGACTAAACAGTCGGCTTATACGAACGGTAATATGTCTTTCAAGTCTTTCATAAATCGCTTGGCTTTTTCAATAGTTGAATTATCAGTAAGGTATTCTATGCCTTTTGGCGTAATCTCACATTTATCAAGATTGTATATATCAATGTTTTCGTCTATATCCTGGTCAATTACTATCCCACTGATATATCCATCATTCAATAGATTCACAATGACATAAGTCCAGTACTTTCTGTTGATCTGCAGATATTTACTGTCATGTCTTATGAGTGATGCATCAATATCCTTCCCATGCTTTAGCTGCATATACAGGTAGGATAGAATCTGATAAACAATTACATGATAATCATCTCTTGCCATGTTGTTCTCCTTCCTTTAGATTGTATAAAAGAAAAAAATTGACTATTTGTCGATTAACTCTATTTTTTCTATTTCATCAGCATAAATCACAATGCAATGAAATCGATTTTTCATTTTTATATCAATTGATGCTTCTCTAGGAGCGTTATCAATAGAATTATCAAACCCTTCTACAATACCCTCCAAAATTTGTCCATCCTTACAGAATACTTTAACCTCTTGACCTAAACTATTATATAACTCTCTTTCGGTCATTTTTTCTTCACTCCCTTTAATGTAGGAACCATGTGAGTTCCTTTTTCTTTGCTGTAATGTATTTTGAACTTATTTGTTGCTATCCAAGTTTTATCAATACTAAACACATATCCAGTAATTGTATCATCAACAATAGATTCCGTTTTATCCCAATTACCATTTTTGTCGCGATTTATAGTACCCTTTCCCGCATGTTCCAAAATACATTTTTGTATTTCTTCCATTGAAGCATCAACAATATAGCTTTTACCTTCCCTATAATTGTTATGTCCTAAAATATGTTTCCCTTGTTGCCCTTCACGCAACGTTAAATTATAAGATTCAACAATTTCTTTTTGTAATTTTCGGTCTTTATAATTTAACTTTAAATCATTAAATTTATCACCATCATTATACTTTAGCTTTTGAAATTTTTCTAGCGTATCTGGAATCAATTCATTTCCTAATACACGTCTATATCTATGAAATTGTTCTTTATCACTAGAATAATTCTTGGTTGACTTCTCAGCAGTGTTGATTGCTTCAGCGCCATGTTTTTCAACCATTCTCTGATACCACTCTTTATAAGTCTCGTCCGCTGGAACCTTCATTCTTTCACCTGTGACAGGGTCCCTTGCAAATCTTTCTAGATTATGCATAGTTTCATCATCAAGATTCATAATAGTAGTAGAACGGCACCATGGGTGCATCGGAGGAGCGTTTACACCTATCTTCTTATCATTCACCCTGTATACACTTCCGTCTCTCTCACGGCAAATTTGGGACGTTCTAAGGTCTAGTGTTGCAACAAATCTATACTCCTCTATGCCGTAATCCTTGTAAGCCTGGAAGTGCGCTTCATTGTGAATGTATGATGATTCGGTTCTTACTAATCTTCTAGCTTTATTTCTACCAGATAGGAACTGTTCATTGATTGAATCGGTCATTTCCTTTTCAGTCTTCCCTGTGAGTGCTCCTATCATGAGTTCCTCTTTTAATGCATCAGCCACCTTCTGAGTATTGTTCCATACTCTTTCAGAATAGTTCTGACCTGACCACTTCTTTTTTAGAATGGTTTCAAGAGCACCTTCATCAATGGGGCCTGTCTGAAGATCTAGACCGCTCATTCTTGCAGCTTCATATACTGCATGGTGATAACTGCTTTCATAGACCTGTCGCATTGTCTCCCCTATGGCATCTCTTTCCTTGGATGCTACGGCATTAATCAGCCTATTAATTGACTTGTTAATATCATCAAGCCTCTTCATACGATTCTTATATGCTGGGGCTTCCAATTCTGCTAGTACCTCTCTTTTTTGGGCACCTGTCTTATTCTTGTATGCTTCAAGCAGTTTTTCGAAATTTCTGCTGTCAGCCTCTGAAAGAAGATTAATAGCCTCGTCTCTTGTTAGATGATGCTTTGAAGCGAATCTATTGAATATTCCCTCAATCTGTTTGGCAGTGTAGATTGCAGCCTTGCTATAGATTACGCTCAACTCTTTGGCGCAGTCCTCAGCCAACTGCATATCCTTGTACATGTTCCTTGCTTCTCGCATCTCCCAGTACTTTATATTTTTAATGTTAGTCATAATAGAGCACTATCATTCCTTGTCTTTGTCATCATCATTATCATCGTTCTCATGCTCCTCTGTTTCTTCTTCTGGAGGAGTATTCTGATTTTCGGTATCAAATAACTGCTTCTGTGTTTCAAGTGCTTCCTGTTGTTCTTTCTTGACTTCCTTCATTTCATCATCGACATTTGAAACAAAGTCAAGGAGTGCAAGAAGTGTCTTAGTTGATACAACACCTTTAAGATTTGCAATGATCTGTGATAATTCAAGACGGTTCTGTGGGAGTCCTCTTGTAAATACAGGCTCAATCATTGACTGATCAGCAGCAATCGCCTTTAGATTGAGGTAAGTACAGAACATTCTTATACGCTTTTTAAGCCCTTTCTTGTAATATCTCTCTTTTGTCTTGGTGAGGGTCTCAAGGGCTAGAAGCTTATATTGAATGGCAATGCCTGAACTGTTGCCAGCAAAGTTTTCATCTGTCAGATTAGGAACATGAGAAAGTGAATAGATATCTTCCTTTATTGAGCGCTTGAGTGTTTCCACCGCATTCTCGTCAAATGTTCTAGTCAGATATTCAGAGCGTGCATCAGCAGGAAGTTCCATAACACCATTCTTACGGATAGCCTGGAGCGCTTTTGTTGCTTCTTCATCGTCATCACCTAAAAGAGCACCATAGACAACAAGCACTGCGTCAATGAACTGCTCCTTATCGTTGATTCTGTCAGAGCATAATGTATTGTATGCATCAATAAGAGAAATCTGCTGTTCATAGTCTCCAATGCAGTCCATGTTGTTTCTATACTCAATGATAGGGTCCTCACCTAAGAAATGTGGGTAAGGCTCACCTAGTTCTGAAAACTCGCCTTTTTCGAATTCTTCATTGCATGTGATTCCGATTCTTGTGACATAGTTCTCAGTTGTTACTGTCGCGATGATATTGAACCTGTCAGTAGAATCATCTTTTTCAATAGAATAATAAACACTGAATAGTTCATGCTGTTCAATTGAAGCATCGAAAACCTTGAATGTTGACAATGGGTCAAGTGTCTTGGTCATCAGCTTGCTTTCATGCTCACATAAGTAAACATACTCATAAGCGACACCAGCACGTGACATATTGATAGCATTACATGAATCTGTATCATCTGTTTCAGCATCAACGAAAGCACCTGTCAGCTTGTCAATATTGCCGTCTTCTGTATTCTTCTTGAATGTGATGGGGTTTGAAAGAAAATAGCCCGTTGCTGTATCTGATATATCTTTAGCATGGTTTACCATGATCTTATTGTTCGGCTGGTTCTTGAACTTCTTTTTCCTGCTCATGATGGCATGCTTACCAAAGTAATAGCCGACATTCTTCAATATCTCAGGAGCACGAATACTATAATGCTTGCTAATGAGACGAAGGATCATGCTTCTGTCTATGTTTGTCTCGTCGAATTCTTCTCGTGGAATCGTGAAAGTATAATACATCTTTTAAAATCTCCTCTTTCCTGCTCTTGCCTTCTTCATAAGGATTTCATTTTCTATAGCATATCTAACCGCATCTATAGTGTGGTTGTTTCTGTCGGGGAACTCCCCTCTAAGGTTGCCGTCTCTATCCATTTCAATTTCATAGTCATTGAATTCACGTGCAGCATTGGGGCATCTAACAGGATCTATAATTATCTTGTCCAAGTCCTGAAGGAACTTTATTCCATTGTCTACACTGTCAGCGCCTTTCTTTGCACCAATGATATTGAGACCTAATAACTTGAATTCATTAATGGTTCTTGGCTCAGCTGAATCAGCAGTGACTAGCTTATTGAGTGGGTTAATCTCTTTTATGAGTTTTACGGCCTTGGCATTGGATAGTCTAGTTCCGTATACTTCACCAAAAATAAAAAGACGCCTGCGCGTCTTGTCATAGTTTGCTTTGACATATGCTAATGGGTCACCAGCATAACCAAAGTCCAATCCGTTTTTTAATCTATCGAATACCTGTATTTCCTCGTCAGTTATCTCTCTAATATCAAGGTTTGTGAAAACCTCGCTACCTGTACCGGTTACCTCACCTAAATAGTCATGCTTATACTTATCAGGCTTTGTCTCCTTCATGTGGTTGGCTTCTATCAAGAACTGCTCCCCAAGCCACTGAGGTGGTGCTTGTAAGTAAGTTGTATGAGAGACATATGTATCATCTCTTTTTACTAAAACTTGCCTGTTGCACCAATTTCTTTGTGATTCAGGAGGGTTGAAAGAATAAAAGACACAATACTCATGTCCACCACGCAGAAGCGACTGATTAATATTGGTTATCTTGTCATAAGTCTCAAATTCGTCGCATTCTTCATACCATACGTATTTAACATAGCCGACAAACACCTTGATAGATTTCAACTTCTTAGGATTGTCAGCACCTTTGAATATTATCTGTTGTCCTGTCGGCCTGTATGTCATCTGCAGCTTAGATTCAGGTATATCCCAATCTTCTTCAGCCTTCAGCATGAATATGCCCCATTTAATCTGTTCGTAGACTGAACCCCTTAAAGTGTCCTTTACACGTCTGATAACAACGGCATTACTCATTACACCACGCTTCGCATCTCTCATAATCCCTAGAGGAATCTCTGTACCAATGAAAGAAGATTTTAAGGAACCACGTCCACCTTTAAGCCAGTAATGCGTATATGCATTAGTCTTAACGTATTTATGAAGATCATAGAACGCTGGGCCTATAATGTCAGAAAGCTTTGCTCTATTCGATGTCATCTATAATTACTATCTGACCATTTGACTTGATGTCAAGACTACTGCCAGGCTTATTACCGCTCAAGTCTCTAATGAATTCCGCTGCCTTAGTGTCGCCCTTCATTGCCTTTTGAACCTGTTTAATGAGTATTGCATCCTGTACAGTCACATTCTTGCCATTCAATGCAGCAAAATTCTTGATTGTGTCTACATCGGCTATCTTACCGGATTTGAGAGACATGGAAAGAAGCGATGCAAGATTATCTTTCATTGCCTTCTTTTCTCTTCTTGCCTTGACAGATGCAAGTCCGCCTTTTCGGCCGTTCTCTCTTCTTTCTTCTGGTGTCATGTTTGCGAACTCACTTTTTGCCATTGCTATCACCTGCCTTTATTACTATTGCTTATTTCTTTACCTTGCTATACTTATAGCCAAATTTCTTAGCGTGCTTAGTAAGCCATTTATCTACTGCATCATCATATGATTTACCTTTCATTCTTGCATTTCTGATTGCTCTAGAAAATTCATTAGGCTTGAAATGAGAACCTTTTTTCAAATTTATAGTAATAATTCTTCTTGCTCGGAGAAGCAATAACACCATTTGCGTTACGGTCAGATGCTGCATTTAATAAATCACTATCAGAGAAATGGCCACCACTAGGATGATTATGAACGATGATTGTTTTTCTATTCCTTGATGTATTAGTACCTTTCCCCCAGACAGAATGCTTGTTTCCTTCGTTATATTGATGGATAAATCCCTGATCATCAACTTCAACAGACCACTCATGATCAGAATTTTGATGTTCTTTATTGAAATATGCTATGGCATCTTCCGGGCTTTTAGTTTTAATTTTTGTATTCATTTTAGCAGGTAGCAAAGTCTTTTGACCTTCCCAGCTTTCTTTAGCATGTCCAAATTTAAACGTCTTATTTGATGCATCACTCGATGCACCTCTTCCACCTTTCAATTCAATCGATGGAAGATGCTCCATCTTATCAATAATCTCTCTTACTTTTTTACCATTAACGTTATAATCTAATGCTTCATCAACACTCTTAAATCTGATTAATTCATCTGTTCTTTCATGCCATATTTCAATAGGCTTTCTATACATCCATACACCTTCACACAATTGAAAAAAATTAACTCGATTAAACTCAAATCTAAATTGATTCAGTCTCATTTATCATTTTTCTCCTTTCATCAATTTCATTTTTTCTGTCACATGATTATCATAGTATTTTACATTAGCGCCCTTGAAGTCATAGCCAATGTCACCACCATAGACAAGCACATTCTTAGGCTTCAGCCTCTTCATGGCTTCATCCATGCCCTGTGTCCATATCTTTGTGGCTTCCTTGCTGCGCTTAACTCCAATAGTAGAAACCGAAATTGTACTGTTAGGAGGAATACCATCAAAACAAAAAGTAAATGTTTCTGGCTCTGCCCATGATACAGTAGGAATCACTCTAAGCCCTCTATCCTGATAGATCTGACCAATTAAACGGCTTCTGTATACATTCCATATCTTCATGGCCATAGGCATATCCATGTAAAGAGAAAAATCAGGAGTAAGAATACAGTCAAACTGCGCTAGCTTATCAACATACATCTGAGGAGATGCCCAAATTCTTTCAAATTGATAGTCATCAATGTAAAAATGAACACCTGATTCATATCTATCAGAATTCAATACATAATTGAAACCAACAAGATCATCAGGAACATAGTCAATTCTTTCAAGTGTAGGCATCTGATAGAATCCTATTGCTCTAAGTTCATCATATTCATCAAGGTTATATGCGTTTCCTGTTCTTTCTCTCTCATTTGCCTTTTCGGAATCATCTTCTTCAGGCTCTTCAAATTCAATTGATTCAAACCCAAACGAATCCATGTCTATATTGATAATGTCATCAAGTTCATCGCTTAGGATTTCAAAATCCCAATCCGCTTTCTCTGATACCTTGTTATCTGCTAGTCTAAAAGCCTTAATCTGCTCGTCTGAGAGGTCATCGGCCACTATGCATGGAACTGTCTCAAGTCCTAGCTTTAGCGCTGCTTTAAACCTTGTATGACCGCATACGATGATATTATTCTTATCAATAACTATAGGAACTTTAAAACCAAACTCCTTGATGCTGTTCATCACCATTGGAACGGCTTCATCATTCCTTCTAGGATTGCGACTATAAGGAATTAGATCAGCAATAGGCTTCTGCGTTATCTTGATGTCATTCATCCGTCATTCTCCTTCATGTAACAAAAAAAGAGGCTTTATGTGCCCCTCTGCTTAATTTGCCCTTTTTACCATTATATAACATCAATTAGCGCAGTGTTGCGCCATTTAACGTTTATGACCGTGTATTCACGTTAAGATAAAATAACAATCATCTTTTCAATGGCATCATGTATATACTTCTCTGCTGTTCTTTGTGACACATGCAGCATGTCTGCAGTATCATAGATGCTCATTAGTTCGATGTATCGATAAAAGAGTACATCCCTGTGATTGATATCATCTAGTTTATCTATATTTTGACGTATGAGAGCCATTTCTTCTAAACACCTATCCTTCATCAAGATATAGTCATTCTGTGTCTTGGGCTCACTGTATGAACCTGTCGGACTGTCTCTATACGAGATGGCTTTAACATTGATTAACTTATTCTGTAGATAGTCTGCTTTGTCTTTAAGATTTCTATATGATTTTAAATATGTTCTGACTTCTTCGGCTGTCATACGTTACCTCCTGATTACTCAAAAATAAAAAATAAATAAATCACTATCACCAGTACAAATAAAATAAAAAACAAAAATTAACCTCCTTTCTGGAGAAGAAGAAAACAGTCCTTTACTCTTCCTATTGGTTTTCAATTTGTGTCTTCTCTTCTCCCAACAACACCATAGCTTTAGTTGGATAGCAAAATTAGCGCTTCATACTCTTATTCTTTGCAAAAGAAGGTGAATGAGATTGAAGCAAAGCCATGACACTGCTGTTGTTTGTTGGTTTTAGAATAGAAAAATATGTTAGGGCATCGAATCCATGAGAGGATCTTGCTTTTAGAAAAGAATCTATTAAGTATGAGGGGTCCTAATAAATTTTCTTGATAGTATATAAAATCTAATAAAGAACTCAATGCCCTGCTTGATTATCTGATGAATTCTGATTGAATGAATCTAGCTAGTTCCAGATATTCGTCATAGTCAGTTTTTTTGGTAGATATATCATCTAAAGAAATAATCATATTTCTATTATTTCGTGTTCTTGTTGCAATGATAACTCTATCTGCTTCGTAATTAACACCGTCATACCAAAAGCTCCCGTTGTCTTTTTTGCTTTTGAAGTTCTTCAGATATTTAATACGCTGTTCTGCCAACTCCAACGAAAGAAAATATTCATCAAACACCAAATTATGTGGTTGTCCATTTGTGTAGAACGCTATTCTGTACGGATATGACTCTTTTTTGTGCTTTATCAATTCAAATCTAACTCTTTCCAGATTGATAACAGAAAAATTATTTCTCATGTATTCTTTTTCTTCTTCCGTTCTTGGCTCTTTGAATACTCTGAACACTTCAATGAAGTTACATTTTAATTTATTCGGTTTTCTTTCTATCTGTGGTTTTGGCCTTAGTTTAAGTTTAATTGTTGGTTCAATATCTTCAATAACTCCATCAACCCATTTGATTTTTAGACGAAGATCATATTTACGTGAATTGTATATCTTGTCATTATTCAAATGGTATCTAAGTGCGTTTGTTGAGATTCCAAAGAAACCCCACATTTTATTACTGCTCCCACATGCTAAAAAGCTGCCATCATCTGCATTGTATGCATAATAAGAACCAGTTCTTATCATTTTTCTATGTCTCCTTTATCGTTGTTTTGAATTTATATTCAAAAATCTTTTTCTTAATCTTATAAACTTCTGTCTTTCTACCTTTGACGTCTTCCACAATTTTAGTGTTATTGATGTAATAGACGAAGTCAGCAATATACTCCATCCTTCTTCTCTTTCTCTTTTTGCCATCAATCTCAATTTCAAAAGGAGGGATTAACTCAAAAGGTACCTGTAATTGTAGATTGTGAATTAATCCGTCTTTTTCCATCTGCTTTAATTCCAAATAGCGTTTTGCTTCTTTTTTAGAATCGAACGTGAAGCCGTCAACTGTAGTTTTTCTTGAGTTGTACTTGCTCATTAGAATTGAATGTCATCCTCTTCCATAACCAATCCTTCATCCTCGAACTGATGAATCGGTCCATTGCTCGCATAGTTATTAACAGGTGCTTGTGGTGCAGTTTGATTTTCTTTTCTAGTGTTAATGAACTGTACAGAGTCAGCAATTACCTCAGTAACATATACCTTCTGACCTTGATTGTTCTCATAGTTTCTTGTCTGAATGCGACCATCAACAGAAACGAGGGAACCTTTAGAGCAATAGCGCTCTGTATTTTCTGCAATCTTCCCCCAGCATACGCAGCTAATGAAGTCAGCCTCCTGATCATCACTCTTGAAGTTTCTTTCTACTGCTAGGTTAAAGCTTGTAACTGCTTTTCCACTCCCTGTTCTTCTTAGTTCAGGGTCTCTTGTAAGTCTTCCGACTAATGCGACACGATTAAGCATTAATAGTGTTCCTCCTTGTCTTTTCTTGTCATAAGTTATTGCGCTCCTTATCTTTTCTGAGTTCTTCTCTAAATGTCGAAAGCGTAGAGAAGAAGACTGCTAACAGGATAAATACTCCAATCACTAGCGCTAAGGCTAGCACAACAAGAAGAATCAGAAGAAACGCATATTTAACTAACTGTAATAGAATCATTTGTATCACTCCTATCTGATAAATAAGTAAATCATTAACATCAGTGTAGCAACATAGGCCGCTGCTAAGATAAAGAAATCCCTGTTAGCCTTTTTACAGCTTTTAACAAGTTTACTGTTTAATTTTTGTATATCATCCATTTTCCCACAATCTTCTCTGTAGAAGTTCAATACAGTAGCATTCGCTTTCATTAAAGTTTTTTTGTCTTTTTTCAATTCTTGGCATACTTCTTCAAGTTCTCCATATTCTTCTTTCAAATATGAATACTCTTCTTCTAGCTTCTTATATTCAGCATCCTTCTCTTCTACAATTTCCTGAACCTTTTCGGCGCTAAAATTCATCATTGCGCTCAGCCTCCTCTTGTAATTCGTATATATAATCCTGAGTTCTTCTCATAGATCTTTCTACTTTTCTTTCTATGATTTTAGCAATTTCATATACATCTAGATATCCCATCACAAATAACTCACAGATACATATCAATACATCTGCAGTCTCTTCATCCAAATGTGAAGCATTGATTGGGTCCAATCCATTGCGTTTGATTTTTGATATTGCCTGTATGAGTTCAGCATTTTCTTCCATTGCGATAGTTAGCATATGCTGATTGCCCCATGTCTCGCATACCTTTTCAAGTTCCGGACAATTTGATACAAGAGCACCAAGCATATTATGTAATTCCTGTGGGTCCATTTATTTGTCTCCTTTATGTTTTTTTGCTAAAAACGGGTCTTTTATCATTTTTGGCTTTTCCAAGTCTTCTAATGGAACTCGCTCTATAACCGAAAGGAATAATTCATCATCTGGTCTAGTATTTAAAATCAGTTCATGAATAATCTCTTTCAATCCATCACAGTATTCCTCTAGATCATCACAATATCTTTCTAAATATTCCAAATAGCGTTCATCACCATATTTCACAAAGCCTTGATCACCAACGAAGAACATACTGCACTGAGGGTTGACACTAGGTCTTTTTGGTTTATAGAGTTTCATAAATCTAACCTCTTATACTTTCTCCAGAATCAGCCAATAGCATGATTGCGTGTCCTCTTGGCGAATCATTTACTTCAATATGAGTTACTAACATATCTCCAAAATGGTTATCCATGAATGTGTCACTATGAGTGATTTCCCATTTTGTTCCTTGTATACAAAAATTCCAACTTTTACATCTAATGTCAATGAGTTCATCTTCATCGACTCTTGTTAACACTTCATTTATTCTCATTATTTTACTGTTCTCCTTTTACTTCTAAGTCTTCAATGTAATCATCATTTTTATGCGCAGTTAAATATCGCAATAATTCTGTATCTGAAGTATTAGGACCGTAATATAGATCATCAGGATAATAGAACTTAGTAAACTGCGTATACCATCCACTTTTTTTAAAATATTTATTAAAACCCATCACTTGAATTTTTCTGACATATAGTTTAGGTGTTAATTTTAAAGTCAGCGTTCTAATATCAGGTGTTAAATACTCAACTTCCCAATTCTTCTCATTTCTTAAAAATGAGGTTCTCTCTTCTTTATTCTTCAGCATCATTGACCACCTCACATGTACCTAGTAATTCATTTATTTCAAATAATTCGCCTTCTCTTAAGAATTCAAATAACTTCTCACAAAGAGGAACACAATTGAGTGGTTCATCTACTCCGTTCTCAGGAGAGAACCAAGTACCATCCTTGTCAACTGGCTTTAATGTGAAGAACGTGATTGTGAAATCATCATCACGTGATACCCATTCATAACCTTCAGATAGCATATATTCAAGTAAACCGTACTCCAGTGCATTCATTTTTATCTTGTGCTTCTGATATAACCATCTAACGACACTGTCTTTTGAACACATTAATTTAGTTCTTCCGTTTATTTCTATCGGATGACAAAACTTACATCCAGCACAGTTTTTAGAACTGCACTCCGATAATTTTCCAGTGATTTTATCTACCGAGAAATTAAAACCCCTCATTGCTAATTCATCTTTGTAATATTCAAAATTTGTCATGTTATAAATCTCCTCCTAGACTTTCCATCAATCTTCTCATTTCTTCTTTATCATCTTCGGTTACTCTTTTTTTAAGTTTCTTTTTCTTATGGTCCCATTTCTTTTCTTTTGCTACTGCTAAAGCAAAGTTCTTTAGATTGGTTATTTTTTCAAGTCCATAGAGCTTGCATGTTTCTATTACTTCATCGGCAACTTCTTCAAAGTCATTTTCAATAAGAAAAGATTTTAAATTAGACAAGTCAGAGTCACTGACAGACAGTCTTCTTTTATTCTTTATTTCTTTTATTCTTTTATTCTTATATTCTTTTTGTGTTGCCCAAGTACTGCCAAACTCCTGCCCATCTTGTGCCAAGGTTGTGCCTATGTCTTGCCCACCTTGTGCCACCATTGTGCCGTCTTGGAATCTGGTTGAGCTGTAACTTGCTGTTTTATAATTATTTGTATCTCCGTTATTTTGTGTCGTTATTGCACCTTCTTTTGTGTTACTTTTACTTTCTATCAAGTTGTGCCCATCTTGTGCCACCATTGTGCCGTCTGAAAAATTCTTTTTCTGATAACTATCATAATTACAGATGGTTATGATGCTTTGTTTATGTGACACCCCTGGCAAATATTCTATTTCGCCAGTTCCTGTCTCTTATACACATCTCCGAGCCCACGAGACACTGAGCGATCTCG